TTCCTAGCAACAGTGCAAGGACTGGCGGAACCCTTGGCGAGCCTACTTTGGGCATGTTTAACGATAACGAGGTGTTACCGAGAAGAAAATTTTTGTTAATGGAATCTGGTCAACCAATTTTACTCGAATCGAATAGTCCGATTCTTTTGGAGGGATAATGTCTGAATCAACTAAAAATGAAGGTAAATCCGTATTGCAACTTGATGAGAAGACCATGGAACAGCTGCTTTCAGTTGGCTACTTGCTGGTAGCATTCGAGGGTGGAAATGCAAAATTGAAATTAGAAAATTTGCAAAAAATTGACAATGAGTTAAATGCAAGTAGTAATAATCCCGTTACAAATGCCGCTATTACTGCGGTAATTGGTGATGTTGAAACGTTGCTTGCAGCTTTGTAATTGGGGGTGTGTAATGAGTATTGCAAGTGAAATAACAAGGTTGCAGGGAGTAAAGTCCGACATATTGCAGGCCATAAGCGACAAGGGCGTGACGGTTCCCGACGGTTCCGCCCTGGACGATTGCCCGGGACTTATCGGGCGTATAGGGACTAAACTTAATGTCCAAGAATATGATTATAAAGTTTTAACAAAATATTCAAATTATTTTTCGCCACACTTGAAGAATTTAAAATCATGTAATAACGGTATGATTCAATTAGAAGGCTCCGTTAATATAACGGCAAGTTTTACGCCACATTATGACCCATCAGACGGGACTCATAGTAGTAATTCGTGGCCACTTCTATTTTATTTTGAAAACGTGGATTATTTACAAGAATCTTCTAATCAGAATGCACTATTTATAAAATCAGATAATAGTGGATTTAGGTTATTAGTAATTGAACTAGAACCGACAGAAAAAAAAGTTTATGTTAGGATTCAAAGTGGTGGCGGTGTAATTGCGCCAGACTATTATCATTTAATCGGTGCGTTCATTTCGTAAAACGTATAAACGCGAACCCCGCGCCAAATTCATGACGCGGGGCCCAACGATTCAAGTTGCTGGTTAGCGGCTTGAAAATGATACATAGAACGGGAAATTCGTGAAGCCGTTTTAAAGGTCAACCAGGTTCGGGAGTTCTCCCGTCGGTGGTTCTTGCTGGCAAATGGCGGAATTTGATGCTTGATATTCACTATTTAAAAATTTTTTGTCAGAGTAGCTTTCAAAAAACATATATTTCAGCATAGAAGTTAAACCCTCTATTGTTGGGATTTTAAATATGAAGGCAAGTACCCCCGAAAGCGGGTTCATAGTCACACTGAATGCTGAACAGAAGGAACTCTTCAAGATAGCACAGAAGTATGGCTGGAACCGTCAGAAACTACTTGATAATGCACAGAAAGAAATTGACAAGGCTGGCCTCGGCATCTCCAAGGATACGTTGCGCAAGCGCTTTGACAGACTTTCCGAAAGATTCAACACTTACAATGCGGCTTTGAGCAAGGACGAGAATGTCCCTCAGTATCCGCAGGACAAGGAAGACCCGACGGAAGACCGTAAGGAAAGTGAAAATACCTACTTAAAGAAACAGTTGAACAGCCTCCGTGCCGAAAACAACAAGCTCAGGGTCCGTTCATACGTTGCAACCGAGTTGGCAGATGCGTTGAAGACAGAGCTTACCGAAGTCGAATACGACAAGTTCTACATCAATGTCAAGAAGGCTAACGATGGCGACAACCATCTTGTCCTTCCCATTTCGGATGCCCACTATGGCGAAGTCGTTCCAAGTGCAAGCACCCATGGAATTAACGAGTACAACCCAGACATTTCCAAGGCCCGTCATCTCAAGCTCTTTGAAAAGGCTCTTGAAATGGCCCGTGACAACAAGTGCGGGACCCTTGACATTCTCATGCTTGGCGACCTCTTCTCTGGCAACATCCATGACGAACTCAAAGAGACTAACGCTGGCCCGCTTACCAAGCTCCTTGTAGACTACTTCAAGTTCATTGTAGGCGCCTTCAAGAGCCTGAGAAGCCAGTTCAAGAAGATGAATGTTTACTGCGTCGTTGGTAACCATTCCCGTACAAACCAGAAATGGCAGGCCAAGAACAAGGCTTACGATAACTACGAGTACATCCTGTACAAGTTCATCGAGGAAGCATTTGCCGACGATATGATAGTTTCCGTCCATGTTTCCGAAGCACCGTCTGACATTGCCGTAATTGGTGAACAGAAGTGGAAGATTGAACACGGTGACGCATATCGTGGCGGCGGTGCATTCTGCTCCCCGATTAGCACGGTCACCAGAGACAACTTCAAGGACTACGGCATGTTCATGAAGATGGGCATTGATTTCGATGTGGCCATCATGGGTCACTGGCATCGTGGTGGCGAATGGTTCCTCAGCGGAAAGTGCATCCCTGTGTTCCTCAACCCGTCAATCGTCGGTCCTAACGAATACAGTATTGAAAAACTGCATGAGACGTTCCCTGCTTCCAGTTACATCTTTGTGACCAACGGAAAGGAAATTACGTCCCAAACCCTCTTTATGTTGCAATAGATTATGGCTACCTTCTCAATGGCAAAGGCCCATATACTGAGGCTTGCGCCCGAGACGGCATGTGTCCTTATCGGGCAGCCTGGTATTGGTAAAACTGATTTTGTTTTTGACCTTGCTCAAACGCTGGGTCTTGAACTTGTCAAGCTCCGTTGTGCCGAAGCTGGTGAAACGGGTGACCTCACTGGTCTCCTGAGGGAAGTTAATGGTGTCCATTCGCACACCATTCCCGACTGGCTTTCCCACAACAAGCCAGTGCTGCTGTTTCTTGACGAAATCAACCGTGCCAAGAAGGACACCATCAACGCTATCATGCAGCTTTGTACGAAGGAACAGGAATTTCTTGGTCACAGGCTCGCACCTGGTTCGAGGGTTATATGTGCGATGAACCCGTCGTCTATCGCCAGTAACGATGTGGACGAGCTGAACCGTGCATTGTACTCTCGTATGTCCAGAATTCACATCGACGTTAGCAAGAGTGACTGGCTGGCATGGGCGACAACTCATGGTATTCACCCTGATATAATTAGCTATATTGACCAGGCTACTGACGAACACCTGTTCAAGATGGACGACGTTGACCTCTTTGAGGATGAAAACACGGTCAACCCGAGAGCGTGGGAAAACTTCTCGAAGATGTACACTAACGGCATTCGTCTTGGTGATTACAAGCAGAACCCTACGTTGATACAGAGTGATGCTGCAAGCCATCTGGGCCCGAATGAGGCATTGTCGTTCTTCTCTTGGTTGTGTACGAAGCGGATGTTCAATCCTCAGAATTTCCTCCTGGAAACCAACGCCACCAAGGCAATCGCTGCGGCAAGCCGTGTCGCCAAGATGCTCGACGTGTATCAGACCGAGTTGTGCAGGAATGTGACAAAGACGATGATAACCCTCCTATCCAACCCTGCGATGGAAAAGGAGAAGAGCACTATCATCACCAATCTTTACTACCTGTATGACCGTCTGTCGGTGGAACATGTTGCCGATGCTTACGAGAATTACATCAAACCCGCAGTTCTCCAAAACGACAAACCTGATTGGTTTACGAAGCTGGCCCACACCAACGAGGATACCTGGAGTAAGATAAAAACAATCATTCAGGGAACTGGTAAACCCGTTGTTTCTGTAAAAAAATCTAAACAAACCAAGAAAAAATAACTTTTTTTGAAAACCCCCTTGCAAAAGGGGTTTTAATATACTATATTCTTGTTCAGTGGATTAAAAGTCTCACTCAACAAAAAGGTACATTATGATTATCAAACTCAACATCACAGGCATTCCTTCAATTCGTTTGAAGGTTTCAAACAAACTCACTCATCAACTTCATGTCACCCGCAAGTTGGACAAGTATGGCCGTCGCATCGCTACGTCCTGGGTTACCAGCAACACCGAAGTGACGCTTGAACGCTACCATGCCAACAAGAACAGCAAGGATGTGGATGGCTTGATTTACGTCGGTCGTGCCTTCCAGCAGTACATGGACAAGTTCGACGCAGACTTCGGTCTCCGTCTTGCAACTCTTCGTGCATTCAAGAAGTTCTTCTCCATCAATGGATTGAACGATGAAGCAGCCAATAAGCTTGCTGACGTTGCCGCTGAAGTCGTTATGGCAAACAAGGGCAAGACGAGTGTTGTTATTGGCAGTGCTGCACCTGCCAAGCAGGTAGTTGCCGCTGATGCTGCTCCTGCTAAGGCAACGAAGCGTGGTCGTCCGGCCAAGGCTTCTAGCGCGAAGTCTTCCGTTGCTCCCAGGAAGCGTGGCCGTCCCCGCAAGAGTGATGCTCCCGTGCAGGAAAAGCGTCGCCGTGGTCGTCCCCGCAAGATGCCGTCCTAAGGAGGATGTTACATGAAGAAGGAATTCAGTGGATACCTGAGTGCTTTCACTCCTGCGACAAAGGACAATGTCCCGTTTGTCAAGTTTTCCATAAAGACCAGTGAGAGTGGTGCTGGAAAGCATCTTCTCGACGGCACTCAGGAAATTGACAATGCGTTTGCAAGCGTGAAGGATTTCGTAACGAACAAGGGTTATGGAAACACAAAGTGTGACCTTGATGACCCTCTTCGTGTCAAGGTAACCTTTGCCTCGTTCTCCTATGATGCGTTCCTCATGTCAATCGCTGTAAAGAAGAAGGTTGACAAGGAACTCGGCGATGTGGCTGAGTATACGTTCAATTTCGAAAAGGACCCGTGCAACGATGACACTCAGTTCTGGTCTTCCCATCTCAAAGTCAAGGAAACTGACGATGGTGATGAAACCCATGAAGATGAAGACGAAGTGTCTCCCGTTGATGCCGAAATCATGGCACAGACTGACAGTCTGCTTGGTCTCGACGGTTCTCCTAAGAAGAAGAAAAAGAAGGCGTCTGGTTTCATCAAGTATGCCGTTACGGTTGAAACGATGTCCGAAGCTGACGCTGGCACCGAAGATGTTCCGTCTGAGGATGCCGAATGATGAAGTATACGCCAGAGACTGACAAGATTTTGGCCTGGGTTTTTATCCTGGTCATAGTCGTTGGTTGCCTGCTGTACTTTTTCTAAAGTGTTGGGACGGCCCTACCATTACTTCAAAAACGGGTCTTTCAATGCTTCGGCGTTGACGTTCCGTCTACGAAATAAGGACGGGTAGCATCGACCAAGGCTACGGGATAAAACCCGAAGAAGGTGAAGTGTCATGGTTAGTCCGATGGACCTTCGGGAAAGTCGGATTTTTTGTTGGAGTGGAGAAAGGCTGTCCTTCGGGACAGCCTTTTTCTACATGTGTGCGCCTTTGTCGAAAAGGCCGCAAACGTTTTCCTCTGTAAGGACAATCCAGTTTACACCTCTGTTGGCACACCAGTTTCGTGCTGCTGCCCATTTCGCCTGGTTCACCATCACTTCCTCGCATTGCATGTAGTAGCGTGCCATCTTCTTTTGGTGGGCCCTAACCTTCTTTGCGTTTGCACTCTCGGTCAATGCTTTCGGGGGTTTCGGCATGATGGCGAATTTCTCTGGCTTGATTTCAATTAGGAACTTGTTTACCTTGCTGTCAGTAGCCGATTTGCATTCGCAGTAGATGTCGGGGAAATACTTGCTCATCTTGTGCAGCTTCGGTGACATGTAATAGATTTCGAAATCAGGTTCGTAACCCCATTTTAGGACATAGCTGTTGTTGTCCATTGCCTGAAAAATCCTTTCTTCCCAAGATGACTTGCATATTGGGGCAGCCAGATTTTCCATGTACTTCTCTGGATGCACCAACTTGTAACGAGCGTGTTTCGTCTTGGTTCCGTAAATCATGTGGCCCCCTATTCGGCATATTCGCCTAGAATGTTTTTGATAACGTCTTCGTTGTAGTCATCAACGAGTTCGTAAGTCACCTCGATGTCGGATGGATATACTTCAATTGCGGCTCTTCCAGACTGGTTCGACGGGAATGGTGTAAACGGCTTGCTCATGTTTACTGGGTAGACCTTCTTACTGCAGTTATCGAGAATATTAGTCAGTTCGTTAACAGTGTCATTGCTTATTTCGTAATCAGCCAGCATCCTGAGGAGCTGATAGTATTTCTCGGTGAAATACGGGCTCACTGTCTTGTCAACAAGATTATGGGAGATGGATATGCACTTCTTCTGTTCCTGTTTCGATATAGGTTTCTCGCCTACGTTTACTTCGTTTTCCCTGTCTGGGGCCGTCCTGAACTGGATGGCTTCCTCGACCTTGCTTGTAGGCTTGTTGGCGGCGCTTGACCGTTTGTGCTCTTTGCATACTTTTACTATGCAAGATGCTTCAAGCTGTGATAGCAACGAGTCGAACTGGGTCTTCGGGTTGTCGCGGTAAATCTCACGGAATTCGTTTGCTGAAAAGGACTTGTAACCGAGCTTCGCTGCGATACACAGGTCATACAGGTCTGCTTCGAATGCTCCCTGCCAGAAAACGTCGTTAAGGCGGAGGTTTGCATTTATCTCCTTAATCTTTGCCTCGATGTCCTTCATCAGGCCTGGACACAGGTGGCTGAAACATACGGTCCAGCTCTTGAAGGTGTTAATCATGTCTATAACCGACATGCCGTAGAACTCCACGTTGTTCTTGTATTCTAGCGTGTAGATGAAGAAACACTCGAAATTTCCAACCATCTTGATGAAAGCCGTTACATCGAACTTCTGTGTCAACAGGTCGGCATAAGCCTTTATTAAGGCACGGAGTGGCTTCATGAGCATCTCAAAGGTCATTTCGATTGCTTCCTTGATGCTCAAATACAGCTTCATAAGGAAGTCATGCAGGAGGTCGTTCAGCGAACCTACTATACCGCCGGCAAGTCCTACACCTACGCCAAAGGACAGGGGGAACTTGTTCTTTAGACATTCTATCACCATCTCTGGATTTCTGGTGATGTCGTTGCCGTCAGCGTCTTTCTTGCAGTCTGTGACGCATGCGATTGCACGGCAGAAGCACGGGCAGTCAATCATGATTTGTAGCAGTTCTTCCCACTTGAAGTCAAGGGTAACTGCTGCACCGACACCCACATCCAGCGTTGCCGACATTTTAAGGTCGGAAAGGATTTTGGAAATGCACGCAAAAACGGCTGCGTTGAACCTCAATAGGGCGGCTTCCAGACGTAGACGGGCGGCATCAATCTTTGCGAACAGGACGAATGCAGCCTTCGTTGCGATGTCTATTGTCGCCTGAATCCATGCAATCCATGTGCCTATCGTCTGGCAGAGGCTCTTGCTTAATGTCAGTGCTCCTTCAATCCCGACGGGGAAGTTGAACTGGTTGAACTGGCCGAAACCGAAATTCAAGTTAGACAGCATACCAACGGCGGCATAGGCGTTTATGCCCATTGTGTCCCTACACCAGTCGAATACGACTTTCGTACAGTTGGTTGCTTCTAGCTTGGAACTTACATTATTTATGGAATTGGCGGTCTTCTCGACAGCTTCTGTAAAGCTGCTCAAAATGCCAGAATCCTTTGCAGTAGCCGAAGTTTCCTGTCTGGGCGAAATTACGTCTGTAATGCACTTTGCCATTTGCTTGTATGCCGCATGATTCGATAATAGTTTATACCTGGACAAAAATCGTGTTTGCATTATAAACTATCATTGAAACTAAAGGTGCATTATGGCCACTACACAGCAAAATACATCTACTAAAACGTCCAATCAGACCGTCAACAATGCCTCGACTAATAATGATATCAAGTCGATTGCTGACGCTCTTGCCGCATTGCCGAAAGAGACCGAGCAGACGATGAAGGGATTTCTTGACCAGCAGATGGCCAATGCTAAGAATGTAAACGATACCCTTGTCGAACAGTTCGGCAGTGCTATCGATAATAGCGAGATTGCCGCAACCGTCAAGGAAGTCAATGACGCTTTCCGTAAATCTAGTAATGCGGCGGAAAATGATGATGAAAACGAGAAGCGACAGACGGTTTTGACAAATATACAAAATGACCTCGACCGCATTCTCGAAATCCAAGGGGATTCCCTTCGGGCCGAATTGACCCGTGATGAAGCGGTCAATGATTCTAACCTGAACGAGGTTGAAGACAAATCCGAAGAAAAGGCGGACGAAGAAACCGATGTCGTAAAGGAAGATATCAAGCCGACGGAAGTAAAGGTCGATGTACAGCTCCCAGAAATGTCTAAGGACGATTCCGCTGATGAGAGCGAGTCCAATGAACCTAGCAAGGAGGAAACCTTGCTTGGAAACATTGAGGCTGCCCAGAAAGACCAGAATGCTTTGCTGAACGATATTAGTGATAAATTGGCTGATACCGATGTCAATGCTGTGGATACAGACGAAAGTGAGTCTGATGTTCCCAGCAGGGCGGAAACCTTGCTTGAAAACATTGAGGCTGCCCAGAATGAACAGAATGCCTTGTTGAACGATATTGGTCAGAAACTGACTGATGTTGATACCAATGAGCCTGATACTGACGAAAGCAAGACTAACGTTCCCAGCAATGAGGAAAACTTGCTTAAAGACATCGTTACTGCCCAAGATGAGCAGAATACTTTGTTGAACGATATTGGGCAGAAGCTGACCGAGGTCGATGAGGAAAATGTTGAGCAACCAGAGGAAGTAGCGAAGGATGTTCCTAATGAGACTGAGTTGCGTGTTTCCGAAGTGAACGACCACTTGGGCAAAATCAACGACAGTCTTGATGACATTTTGGAACAGTTTGGTGATTCGGTTGCGAACACAGATGTCAATGAACCTATGCCAATCGATGTTCATGTGGAGATGGAAACTAAATCTGTTGAACTAGGCGATGCTAGTTTGGATAGCCTGCGGGAAATTGCCGATATAGTCAAACAGAATGAAGATGAGCTTATTGAAAAGATTAGCAATCAAGAAGTATCCAAAGAAGAGCAGGAGCCTGCCACTAAAAATTCCATTACTGAGATGGCAAATGACATATCTGGTGCATCGGACTCCATGAACAATCAGGATGACACTCCGTTGAAAACACGTGATGAAGAAAAAGCGGCCCCAACTGAAAGTGCAGAAAAAGAACAGTCGGTTGATGATAATAGGACTCAGTTTGATATGGACGCAAATCAGGCGTCTGCAATGGAAGAACAGTCTCCAGTCTTGGATGCTCGAATGGATATGGCCGCAAGGGCTGAAAGGGACATTACACCAGTATTGAACGATGTGCAGATGTTTAACAGGATGTCATTGACAAAGGAAGAAATACATGTCTTGGCGTCAGAGATTGGAAAGGCGGTTGCTGAAAATATGATTGACAGAGAAGGCGATAAGAAACGTGATGCTGCTTACCTAGACGAAGTGGAAAGAATTATCGGGGGTTAGTATATGGCGGACAATGAGAAAGGCATATTCGGGAAAAGAACCCGTTACGGCATCAAGGAAAGTTACGTAAAGGATGCACAAGGAATTATCCGTAATTCCTTGCACGAGTTGAACCCTAACGTAGTTAGAATTGAACCGCTTGGTCCTGCCGCACGTCAAGCGTTCCTTGGACCTGTTCATGCCGCAGCCGATGCACTGAAACTGCGTATCGCATACGCCATGAACCCAGATGCGTTCAAGCCTTTCTATGGAATTTTGACACCAAATGATTTGAAGGCATTGACTATCTCTTTCAATAGCAATTGGGATAAGCAAAACCCAAAAGAATCGTTTGAACGTGCAGTAGAAATCTTGAAATCACCAGCAGTTGCCATGCCGTTGGGAGCCAACGTCGGTGAAACCATAGGTGAGGCTTTTGGTGGGCATAATGCAACTGGATTTGGATTTGGCACAGCAGCAGGAGCGCTTGCATCTTTCATATCAAACGACACCTCAAAGGGAAAATCTTTTGTAGATAAAGTTGCATCATTCGTTGGGGGTATAGGCGATAAGCTTGGTTCTTCGATGGAAACGTTTGGAATGGAGTCAACTTCTACTGGTGCATCTACATTGAAAAAATATGGTGGTGCTAGCATGGAAATCCCTGCAAAACTGACATTTACATGGTATATGCCAGAACAGGAGGACTTGTTCCGTCTGTCTATACACAGGCTTTTGCAGCTCGCATATGTAAGGAAGGCATACACTAACAAGAGCGATTTTTACGATAACTTGAAGGCGGCAACAAATTCTGGCATGCAACAGTCGTTTATCAACGCAAAGAACTTGAAGGATTCGTTGAGCGGTGTTGCCACCGCTTGGGTAGATGCTGGTGAAGCCATCTTTAATGTTGCCGAGGCCAATGTGATGGAAATACCTGGTCTTCGTCAGTTGGTAGAAACCAATAACGGACAGGCTGGCGATGGTGTTGTTGATGCCGCAGGCACTGGTGTCAGCATTGGTAACACGATTGCAAAATATGTCAGTGATATGGCAAAATCGCTTGGTGACACATTTGACAACAATGCAAAGGAAATGCAAGAAAATGGTAGGTTCTCGGATGCCAATAAGCAAAACCTTGTTGATGGAATGAATGTGGTTATCACTAAGGTATTGGAAGCTTATATGGAGGGAAGCACTTTCATGGGAGCGAATTTCGTCCTTGTGCCGAACCCAGTCAGACTTACTATAGGAAACATTCTTGATGTAGAACCGATGGTTATTGAAAATGTCAGCATCACTCCTTCGGAAGAATTGTTTATAAACAGCATTGGTGCAAGCATTCCTGTCACAATGAAAGTTACTGTTACGTTGAAGCCGTGGATGACTCCTGGTCCGAACCATGACTTCATACACCTTATTGGTGATAACTTGTTCTATCCTATTCCTCAGAAGGATTCGGATAAGGCTAAGAAGTAGAGGTTGATATGGCTGATGAAATGAATTACCCTAGATTTAGGGATGACGAACTTTCCATGTTGACCTTGGATAATGTTCAGGGTTATGAACAAGGCCGTCCCGATGTTATAGCTCGACGCACCATGGGAAGCAGCAGAATGTGTAAAGTGTTCTGTGCGGCTAACCATATCCGTAATCCGTTGCCGTGTCGTGATGCTGTTCGTATATTTGAAGAAAGCGTGTACAACGAGTTGTACATGAAAGGTTATCGTGGAGAGCAGTTGGAGGCAGAATACAAGAAGATGCTGGATGAGCTTGAAGTGACACCAGAGTATTGGCTGCATTACAACAACCTATTTAACGGTGTGGTAAGCGAGGTTACCGTCGGTAAAGCTGTCATTGTCCCGCAGCTCAACGATTCGTTGAACTGGTTGTCAAAATACGATACAAACATTCGATAGGTAGGCATTCATGCTTAATATAGATAACATAGACAACGCCTCGGTAGAAATCTACCTAATGGGAAGAGTCTACCCTAATTCCCTTATATTGAAGTTCTGTCTTAACATTCCATTGAACGGTGTTCCGTACGGAATTGCAAATATACAGAACGTAGATGATGCTAATGCAATCATTCATACTGGTGAATACGGCATAATGAAATTCAACAATACGGGAAGTCAGAAATTGGACAACACGCCGTTGACCTTTGTTGTTATGGAAACATCTCCAATCCAGGTTGTGTCTGGTACGAACAATAGTTTCCAGACAATTTCTTTCCGTCTAGGCGCCTTCGAAACTATGGATACAAGGACGTTCCAGAAATATGGTACGTCAACCGAAACAATGCAGCAGGTATTCAAGCATCGTCAGATTGACGAGCCAGTAATCGTCGTCCCGCCTAAGAGCACTGGCGACATGATGAACTGGATTGTTGTCAAGGCGGACATGGAACAGACGCTGAACGACATCGTAGAGCATTCCTTCTTGGAAGGCGACTACGTATATTACACATTCTCCACCGAGAAGTGCAACTATGTAGTATCTAGCATTAACCGTTCCAAGGAATACTATAAGCACCAGATGTTCATGTTCTACGTGAACGCACAGCGAGGCGGCAATGCTTCTATGTTCGAAGATTCGGACTCTGGGTATGTCACTTGGTTCTACACCACGGACACTAGATGGAGCGATGCTGGCAAGAACAAGAAGGACTTGTTCCCGCACATTACTTACATGACACTTACGGACAATAAGCCTGACATTGGCCTATGTGACAACCCATGTTTCAGCAAGCTCCTGAAGGGGGCTGGATATACCAATCAGGAAGAAATAGACAATGCGTTTGGTCCCGCTGGGTATAGTTTCGGCGATGCGTACATGATTCGAGACTGTACGGTAAACACCCACAATATGTACCAGATATCTCCTTTTATCCGTCGCAGATATATAGCAAGTCTTGGCAAAAAGATGAACATAACATTGGTCAACCTCATGGGGCCCGATGTAGGCTCTAGTGTCTATGTGTATGCCAAGTCCAAGGAGTTGAGGGACGATTTCTCCGCCCCTGACAATATCTATTGTGACGAGTATATTGTCCTTGGAAAACAGATAATTAAAAACGACGTGATGCGTAATGGCCCAAGCACCTCAGAAGACTCCCTAATCACCGTAGTTACCCTTGGCTCACCCAACCTTCTGTATGGACATCCAAAGGAAGTCGAGGACGAAATCGCTAAAATCAAGTTCCCTGAGTATAATGACGCGGCGAAGAAAGTATAAAAATGTATTTTATCCATTGTAAAGTAGCTGTATGCACCTATGGGTAAGCTTTGTTGTGATGGAAAGTTCGATGTCGGCCTGTATAAGCCATTGTCCCAGCGTCTGGTAGACTTTGGTAACGAATGCTTTTCCGAGTTTGCCGACAGAAACACTCTGATGTGGATGTTTATCTTCTATGACGGGTCTAACGATTGTCCCAAGTGCAGGTCATCGTTGGCGGACATTCACGACTGGTTCTACAAGAAGGGGTTGCTGGACAGTTCGAACAATATGGTCAAGATTGTGGTCGAACCAGAGCCTGAAAAGTGCAAGATATACACTTCGCTTGGTCTAACCCTGAAACCGATGCACATATTCTGCGAGCCTGACGGTAAGATTTTTGACATATTCACTGGCCTTCCAGACAGCAACTGGCTGGACAAACACATTTACCCGTACATACAGAAGAACATGGGCATGAAGAAAGTCTTGTCTACGATGAAGGAGCAATGATGACGGACATTAAAGAACATAGCATAAAAAGGATAGTTGTCGGTTATACACTGGACTCCGTTATAGAAGCCCACAACCAGGCACAGAACGTAGAGAACGAAGTGGTGTTCTACAACACGGGAACCCTTGGTGAACCTCTCGACAAGTACAATGACTTCATCTCGTATGACGATGCAAAGCGACTTAGCGTAATCCTCCCTGACCTTGAATTTGATGAATTCCATGGTTGCGACTACCTGTATATACCGTACGAAAAACTGAAGTTCAAGAACAGCCATAACGGGTTGATAACGCTCCCTTTCAACAAGCTCAGTTTCGACGACATCGAGGAGTGGAAGGCGGTCCGTGACGGGTATCTGGACGAGCATGTTCAGGCAATCTTAAAGGACATGTCAAACTCGCCGACCAGACTGATAACCATGTTTAAGCAGTATCTTCCGAAATGGTTCGTTGACAGCATAATCCGCAACGTCAGCAATACAAGGTGGGCTGACATTCCTACGAGCAATGTGACGCTCAATGGTTACCTGTACGAGTTCAACCTGAACCAGATTGAATCGGAAGGAATCAACCTGTGGTACAAGCCGAGAATTAGCTATAATGAAATCTGCAAGCGTATATTGAAAAAGGACAAGATTCCAGTATACGCCGCAACCAAGGAAGATTGCGTCCGTTTCCTTACTGACCGTTCAATCGAGTATGTGACGTTCATGGATAACCGAGTTGACCATTACCTAGGATACCGTAGCGGTATTTTCGACCGCTGTGTGATGTCTGCGGTGCGTTGCGAGCTGCCGTCCATATTTGCAAACGATTTTGACAACGGTATTATACGTACCCCGACATTGGCTCATTGGGGTATATGCAAGTACGGAAACGATGTTCGCAAACTTTATTCCAAGAAGTTGATGTCCATTATAGATGTTCCTACATCTGATATTCCGATGACGAAGAATAACCTCAGAATTTACGATGCGTACTCTAAGCTGCTTCCTCTATTCGGAAACTTCAAGACATTGAATTTACAGCAGAAAATAACTACGCTTATAAAGTAGCGTTATTTCTTTTTACTCGTCTCGTCTGGCATGGACGGAATAAAGCCCCTGCGCTTCTTGAACCTCTGGTTGAACTCGACTTCATCCTTTGGGCTAAGGGATTCAAAGTTGTTTTTTGTTCCAACCATTGTACCCCTGTCTCTTTCCCAGAACCTAAGGTTGTAGTCCAGTGTAGTTTCGGTTGAGCCTACAGTTGCCTGTGTTACTGTCGTGTTATCATGCAAGCCACGGTCGCTCTTTTTGAAAGTTCCGTTGAGTGTGTTCGGAACCTTGAAGGTGACGTTGAATGTTGCCAAATCCATAGAGCTGTTGTTTGGGTCTATGGTCGGTGCAGAGGTGAGTACGACTGAATTATATTCAGACATCTGAATAACGTCCAGGTTTGTTCTTGTTCCTGGGGAATAAGTAACCCATGGTGCTTTCGATGCCAATACGGCTTTATTCAGGTCAACTGCCCAGTCGTTTGCAGTAGCACCATTCAGAAGTTCTACCGATATATCTATCTTGTGGAAGCCAGACTTAGGACGCAGGACAAGCGGAGAAATCTGCGAGTTGAACATTGCATTGAAGAAGTTAAACCACATCAGGTACTGACTCTCCACTACGGTAAGTGTTAGCTCTCCTGGTTGAACTTTCTTTGGCATCTGGAAGGTCAAGTCCTTCATGCTGTCCAGAGAGTCTATTGTTTCCAAAGCAAGCGTCGGCTTAGGCAGAGTGACAGACTTGCAGTTCCACAACATGTTCAGGATACGCTTTTCATTATCCCAATGTTCCTCGATGAAATTACTGAACTTTTTCATCAAGTAAGCAGAGCCGTTGAACAGCTTTGGTGCGTGAGTGTATTTGTCGCCAGCACAGTTAATTTGCATTATGGTCAACGCCTTTTCCACATATTCACCACTGAACCCTATATGGAACTTGTTAGGGACAAATCCTTCTGCACGGGTAAAGTAGTCTTGAAGGTAGCTATCCGATGGACGCTCCGTATTGTGCATCACGGGGACTACGTGTGTGACTTGGTTAAATGGTGTTGACGGTGTGCTTGCCATAAATGCTCCTAGTATGAGTTACTGTTTTCTCCACCAGTAACTACACATATGGCTGACATAAGCGAGTTGGGGTCTGGGAGGCGGATAATCCTCTTAATCTGGTAATTGAACGACATGGTGAACTTCAACGCCTGTGCACTACCTGGGGTTACCGTCAGAGCACTGATACTTGTCGGGAAGCAGCGGTAGTAACGGACAATCATGTGATGTTGTGCCCTGTCATCACCGAAATGGAAATCGATGTGAGGGATGTACATCAGACGGTTCCTGTACCTGTGGTCGAAACCGTAAACCCTATGGTTGTGGTCTCGTATAGGGAATGCGTCCGTCTGGCCGCTCTGGATGGTTTCCATGTAGCGGTGAAGTGCCCAGTAGTTCTCGTAGTAGTCGTCACAGTACATAATTATCGAAATAGAGTCATTGTATTCGTTGTCTTCCGTTGTCGGTATGTAAACAGTGAACTTGTAATGGCTTTCCTTGGCATAGTTCAACGTAAGGCCAGGTGCAGTAAAGTTGTCAATGTTTGCGTTGACCGTCTCAGGAGGAGGTGCGGTATGTGCCTTTGTAACGTCATCTACGTGATGTTTCCCGTCGTAGTCGGGGTCGTAAGATACTGGAAGGTCGCCTATACGGCACCTGATGAAACCCTGGTGCACAGGCACCGGGTTTCGTACAAGGTTACGATGCAACTCCCTGACTGTTCGGGGAGTGTATATAGGCATTTTTTCCGACATATCTTACTTCTTTACCTTAACAACACCGACGAGGTCGGCCTTCGAAGTTTTCGGAGGTTCCTTCTTGTACTCAGGCTTACCGAGTTCAACAAGCTTTTCCGTCTTCTTGCCGTCCATGTCCTTTTCGGTATACTTTGCGTATGCCTTCGGTTCAGGGTTCTTCATCGGCTTGTCGCTCGTCACAACACCGAAGTCGTCACGGCCACCTACCTTGAGCGTAGGCTTCGTCTGCGGCTTTACAATTCCGACGTTGTTCGGAAGGCGGTTGTTCTTCCTGATGTCAGCGATAAGAGTCTTCATATCGCTAATGGATATAGACTGACCTGCCTTGATTGGCTTGATTGAACCAACAAGAGACTTGCCCTTAACGACTGGACCGCCCTTGACGGTGTAGGTCGTATCGATGGTTGCATCGACAGGCTTGAACTTAGGAGTTCCGCTTGCGGCTTCCATCTGTGCAGTCTTCTTTACTTCGGGTTCCTTCTGGGCTTCGCTCGTGGTTTCCTTGTGACCCTTGATGCGTTCTGCCTTCCATTCCTTGATGGTCTTGATAGGCTGGATGGAACCAACCTTGTCGTTCGGCATCACCAGACCCTTCTTGGACGGCTTACGCATGGAATCGGTTTCTGCTGCGGAAACGGAAGCGGCGTTCCAGAACGGGAACACTTCGTTCACGTCTAGCGATTTAACGGGCTTCTTAGTCTCCAAGTGAGCCTTCACTTGGCCAAGAAGTTCTTTCTCTGTCGGAATATCAAACATATCCATAATCATACCTATATGGCAATTGCCAACATTGTTATGCAAATAGTTTATAATGTTTAACCAACGAAATTAGCGGTAAAGCGGCATTTTGCGTGCATCCACATTATAAACTATTTCTGAAATACATGGTGCACCGCAATGAAAGATATCTTCGTAGAGTCCGTAAATAGTTACCAAGGATTGGATGACATAAGGAAGGATGCCATCATATCCCTGTATCGTACCTTGTTTGAAGCTGATGAGGCAAAGGAAAAGAAAGAGGAGAAAAAGGAAGAAAAGAAGGACGATAAGAAAGAGGACAAGAAGGATGACAAGAAGGAACCTAATATAATCGAATCCGAAGACGGGGAATTTCGTATAAAAAGGAACATTAGTCCTATCAATCTGACGCCTGCAAAGAACAGGGTGATAAAATACATAGCTTTGCACTACACTGCTGGTAATTCTTCTGCACCAGGCGAGGCGACGAAAACGAAGTTTCGTGGCAACTGCTCATCTGATTTCATCGTTGACGATGGTGAAATCTATCAGTTTAATCCTGATTTGGATAATTATAACTGTCATGCTATCGGAGTGAATTCTAAAGAAGAACTTGACAACTATATAAAAACAGCTAAAATACCAAACCCAGCTCGACTGTACAGAACAGCAACAAACAAGAATACTATCTCAATCGAAATGTGTAGTAACTTTAATGGTAAACGCCCTAAAGATGTATCTCCGTACGACAGACGATTTTCTTTGAGCGAAGCTACATTGGCTAACACTGCACAGTTGGTTGCTTACCTGTTGAAGAAATATCCTACCATACAAGAGGTTATTCGCCATTTTGATGTTACTGGAAAGCCATGTCCTGCACCTTGGTGTTGGGATGATGAAGGAAACCAGAAGTATGTGGCGTTTGTACAACGCTGTCACTCTACCCCAGCACCAGATACACCAGAATATGACAACGTAGATGATGGCATGCTTGAAAAGCATGACGAACCACCTTGGCCAGATTTTGGTAAATACTTCTCTCCAGACAAGACTGCCACAACAGCATCGGATATTGCAACTGGATTGGAAGGAAGTGAAATTCTTGATGGTTTGTCGAAAAGCCTAGGAATACCTGGGGTTAAGGTTATTGGCGATATAATTACGAAGAATATCGGCAAGGTAGACCCACATGTGGTTAAGGATTTTGTTGGCATGCTGTTCAATCCCAAGAACAAGGAGATGTTGAAAAATGTACTCAACAAATGATAGATACGCTTTGATGGAATCCGTGTTGAGCGGGATTGACGGCATGGACGGTGATACTGTAAAGGCTATCATTGCGTTGCACAAGACTGTCTATAAACCCCAGTTCGAGGGCGCTGCTGAGGATGCTGCAGATTTAGGTATAGGACTTCTAGGTCCATTTATACTGTCTTTTGGTACTAAATTTGTTGGCAAGAGAATAGGGAGCGCCGCAATTCCAGTCGTTGGCCAGATTCTCGGTGCAATATGGCTTGGTTATGACTTAGTAGACCTTGGTATAAAATGGAACGCTGAATCGAAACGTATTGAGAATGAGAAGGAGATACTTGAAAAAGCCACAGCACTTGTTGACAAGAATCTTGCAAACAACCCAAACGCAAAGTATGCGGCTGAGGGAGCAAACCGTACAAGCGAAATCATGTTGAAGAATGGCGGTACTCTAATGGATAAAGCTGAGGCTGTCGGAAAATCGGCAAGCCACGCTAAAAAAGCATCTTCTGCGGAAACGGTAAATGACGACGACTTTGCTGACAAGTTTGGCTTTACGAAAGACCTCCATATTATAGATGCAAGCAAGGCAATCAACCATCCAGTTGAGTTCTTCTATATCATGATTGGTATGGACGAGCATGGAAAGAAGGTTATCAACAAGGAATCCTATGCGGAGTTCAAAAAGCAATTTGAAGAATACTGGGAGCAAAATAAGGATTCCTTTTATATGGATGAGGATAAGGCAAAAGCCGAGATGCTCAAAGAATACATCCATGGTTATTACAAAGAGGTTTTCCTTCCATCGTATAAACGGAAGCTAACCGAAGTCGTTGATAGCGCTGACAAGAACAAGAGTGTGGAAGAATTGGAAGCAGAAGGCCGCAACTCATTTGGCGACATCGTTGACAAAGAGAAATACTATGCAACCATGGGCTTCCGTCCAGATGGTAAAGTTACTGATATGGAAAAATTCTCTAAGGCGTTCACAGAAAAGACAGGACTAGACCTTCATTATAATCCTGTATCAGACAAGGGCAAACGTCTGCTCACCCGTATGTTGAAAGACCCTTCTGATGAATACCTGAAATATCTACCTGCACCCGTCTTCCTCATGACTAAAGAAGACCAGAAGCCGTATATAGAAAGGGCACAGGACCCTAACCGTCGTGGCGAATCTCAGTTTGGCGTGTACGGTGATGCTGTTAACGCAATGGATGCATACAGTGCTGCATCAAGCAATGCGGCTGCTAGACGAGGAATGGCCAATGGACAAAACGTTGGTCAAGAGCAGAGCACTGGCAATAGTTCTGGAACACCATCCAACAATAGTGCTGGCGCACAATCTAACTCATCTGCTTCAAACGATGATATTACGAATGCACCTGATGTGATAAAAACGGGCCCTTGGCACAAGGTAGTAGGAAAGGACGAGCTGACGAGAATCTATAACTTGAACAATCCTCGTGGCAAACACCTTATGCGTCTAGGGTATATTCTGAATATCAAGAACGGTAAGTTCTACCGAATGAGTGACGAGGATAGAAAAATCATGCCGCAGGTCGTGTATGCTGACCTTGACGAAACATCTCGTAAGCACGCCGCAGAACGTCGTCAGGTTAAATTGCAGCAGGGTAAATTGACTAGGGCTGACATGACAGCCGATGAAATTGCCGAATCCAATAGGAAAGCAGGTTTACCAGAAGATTTATAAACAGATACAAATAAGGAGTGAGGCATGCCATTTAACGGAATACCAAATTTGCGTGATGCAAATGAGCCGGTGAAGCTTGATATCGATAAATTGAGGGAGATTAAAAAGTGCGCCCTTGACCCGATTTACTTCATCCGCAACTACGTGTATATCAACACTAAGGACAACGGTATGCAGTTGTTCGACCTGTATGACTTCCAGGAGGCTGCTATAAAACGGTTCCTGAAATACAGGTTCAATATCAACAAGTGGTCTCGTCAGGTTGGTAAATCAACCATTGTGCGTGGTTTCATTCTTTGGTGGGGCATCTTCCATAAAGACCAGCTGATAGCGATGATTGGTAACAAGCTGTCGTTGGCGAAGGAACAGATGCAGCAGCTGCGTGATTCTTACAGCCGTCTCCCCGTATGGTTGCAACCTGGTGTAAAACTGTGGAACAAGACTTCCATCCAGTTCTCGAACAACTCGCGTATCATCGTGTCTTCGTCATCACCTGATAACATCCGTGGTTTCTCTATCAACCTGTTGTATCTGGATGAATTTGCGTTCCTTAGGCCGAACCTCGCTACCGAGTTCATCGCTTCCGTTATGCCGTCGATTTCTTCGGGTAAGACAACCCGTTGCATCATTACCTCGACACCAAACGGTATGAACCACTTCTACGACATGTGGCAGACATCGTTGGAACTGGACCAGGCGGAAGCCGAGTTCGAGAAGGGAAACAACGACCTTTATGTTCGCTCCGTTGTTACATGGGACAAAGTACCTGGACGTACAGAGGCGTGGGCGAACGCTGAAAAGCTCAAGATTGGTGACCAGCGTTTCCGTCAGGAATACGAATGCGAGTTCGTTGGTTCTGGCATCACTCTTATCGACTACCGTTGCTTGGAAACGTTGAAGGCTTCCGACCCGCTTCCGTTTGATAACAGCATATGGCCGCCCGCTCTTGCCGAGATAGTAAAGGATATTTCGATAAGGACATTCAAGTATCCAGAGCCTGCTGGTGCTATGGAGGCGAAAGGATACTCTTACGCAGCGTCCATAGATACTGCATACGGTATGCGTCAGGATTACCATGTTCTGCAGATTACTAAGGTGTACTCGAACATCAAGTGTGAACAGGTGTTCACGATGTCTTCCAACTGTACCGAAGTAAGCGATTTCTGCCGTATTGCGAACATTATCCTGAAATTCTACCACAACCCGTACCTCATCATCGAATACAATGGTCCTGGAAAGTCCACTTACGACTATTTCTTCAACGTGGCTATGTATCCAAACATAATTAACTTTGACTTGCATGCTCGTGGATTGTGGGCTACCCCGACGATGAAGAACAATGTGGTCATCCTGTTGAAAATGTATGTCCAGCGCGGCTACATCAAGCTACATGACTACAATACGATTATGGAACTCATGACGTTCACCAAGAAGACCCAGAATACATGGGGCGGTGGCGGAAACACACATGACGACCATGTCACGTCGCTTTACTGGATTATCTACTTCCTCAACTCTACCTACTATTATGGTAACTTTGAGGAAATAGAGAACCTTAGCGAGACTGAAATGTTGCGGCTGAGTGAGGAAATGAGAAACCGTTATGCTGACGCTCTCGACTTCGTCAAGTCCCCTGACGCCATGGCCGAACAGCACAAGCTTGGAGCACTGGCAGAAGCCAGCGTATAAACTACAGTAAAGTATGGTGGCGATATGGCGACAAGCATTGACAGTTTGATGGATAGTGTGTACAAGGACGGTAAAACGGCAATCACACAGGAAAAGGTGAATATTCTTCGCATCTATTTGCATAAGGCTTTCCCCGATTTAAGTGGGCAAGCCATAGCGGACGCTGCTTCGTTGTTTGCTGTATACTGTGCCCTCATTATAGATGGCAAACATATTTCATTTAATGGTCAGGTGCTAGATGCAGATGGCCTTGTCAAGTTGTTTAATGACTATACCATAAAGATTGCTCCTGAGTTCGAAAGTGTGAAGGCCATTTACGATTTCTACGGTTCTGCCATGGTTGTATCCATGTTTGTCTATCAGTACACCCACGGGTTGACTAACAAGGAAGCGATGTTCACCAAGACCAGGGCAGGCGGCTCGGCTGCACGTATACTCGATGCCATTGGTGAATAAATCCACTTGCCAATTTGGACATAAAAATATATATTTTGGGGGAATATACGTATTATTCCCCTTTTTGAGGATTGTTATGCCAGAAACACCTAAGGTTATTCCTGTTGTTCCACAGCCCACCGACGAGAACGGGGTGGTAACTGTTAATGAAAACATTGAAAAACTTGCCGATTGGATGAAGGACAAGGTCAAGACCAAGAACAAGAAGGGCAAGTTCGATGTGGATATCATGCTTCAGAACATGGTTGAAAACATCGGTGATGGGCAGATTAACGCGAATGGACTACTCATGCAGGCCCAGTTGCAGCTTGCCGACCTTGAACATGACAGGGCGACCAAGTGGGGCGAAATGTTCGAACAGCTGATGAGTAGCAGACAGCCTTTCGAGAAGACCAAGGACAATGTAAACATGTACCTCTCTGGAAAGAAGGAGATAGCCGACCTTGATGTTAGAATCAAGAAGAAACAGGCTTATATCGATAATTTGAAGGGGTTTGCTGATGCTGTCAGGTTCTATCAGAAGAATGTCCAGACTATCCTTGACCTGAATTCTCTTGCCGTAGAGTCTGGCAAAAAGGGTCTTATCGACCTTGATAAAGAGGTGGAGGAAGACTAATGTCTGACGAAACATTCAATCCGTTTAACATGAACATGCCGTGGGATGTTGACCCTAGCAAGGATGAGACTCCTGCGGAAACCCCCGTTGAACCGAAGGATGAGACCGAACAGCCGACCGAGGATAAACCTGATGAGCAGAAGCAGGATATCTTCACTGCGCTTGAAGAAAAGTTGAAACTCCCTATCGGCTCTACCAAGGAAGGCATCGAAGAGACCAAGCAGATGGTCCGAAAGATACAGGCCAAGACCCAGATATTCGAGACCAAGGGTACAGCCCTGCTTGCACAGGAAAAGCTCGGCAAACTTACGCCAGAGCAGCACTTTGCCGAATGTGCCCGTATTAGGGCCCAAGCCAACCGACTCTACGACATATCGTCCAACCTCATGGACAAGTTGAACGACCAGGTCGAATCCTCGTTGGATATGAGCGACAAGATGTGGTCTGCTGTCAGCTCTATGATTTCAAGCGTTGGTCAGAGTCTGGAACGCCTTTTGAAAGTCACTCAGGAACTCCGCAAGGAAGAAGACCTTCTTACCATGGAAATCAAGAACATCGAGGATGCCAAGAAGCTTACCAACGATGACGGAACCATGGATGCTACCCCAGACGACATGAACAAGCTTATCCTGTTCTTCCAGGAAAACGAGAAGAAGGCTACCGAACAGAAACAAATTGAACATAAGGAAGATGAACATGAGTAAAATCGGAATTATCGGCGACATCCACGTTGGGAAGACTTTCTTCCACAACCAGGTCATTACCGACTACCACAACAAGAAGCGTGATGAACTTTTCGACAAAATCATCGCTGACTTCAAGCAGGAAGGCATAGATACCATCCTGTTCAGCGGAGATATCTTCGATAACCGCAACATCGTTATGGTCGAGTCCCTTCACTATGTCATCGACCTGTTTGCCAACCGCATGAAGGACTTCAATATCATCACTATTACTGGAAACCATGACATGCAGTACGAGAACTCCGACTGCCTTACGTCATTGGAGTTTCTGAAGTTCATTCCGAACGTGACTTTGGTTGACAAGGAGCCTGTCAAGATGACGCTCGGCAACTACGACTGGCATATGTTCCCGTGGCTCGGTACTGCGGAAAACAAGGCGAAGGCACTCGATTACATGAAGTCTGTCGGAGCAACTCCTGCACAGCGAGACCGCAACGTGTTCTTCGGGCATTTCGATATCATCGGCATGCTCATGGAGGCTGGAAACATTTCCGTCGAAGGTTTCGACCCGAACGAGATGTCCAAGTATTGCACCTATGTAATCAGCGGCCATTATCACTGCAAGTCTGCAAAGAAGATTGGAAACACCCGTTTCGTCTATCTCGGAACCCCGTATCACCAGTCGTTTGCACACCTCGGTACAATCCCTGGCTACTACACCTGCGATACCGATAAGATGAAGGTCAATTTCATCGAGAATACAATCGGCGAACGCTACGTGGAAGTGAACGATTTTGACGACATAGATGCCCTTCCAGACCTTAGCGGCAATCTTGTCAAGTACAACAACGATGTGTCCAAGACTGCCGAGGAAGCGATGGTTCCGCTTGACAAGTTGAAGGCAAAGAACCCTCTCCATGTCTTCCAGTCTCCATACGGAAAGCATGTCGAGGAACATGACCCTGCGGACGCTGTTGCCATCGTCGAAGAGGATGACGAGGAAGCCAAGAAGGTAGTTACCATGAGCCAGATGGAAGTTGCCCGTCTGTTCATGGAAAATGCCGACCAGCCCCCTCCGACATTGAGTGACGGAACCAGTGCTAAGGATAAAATTATTTCCATGATTAGCAGTTTTGATGCTACGTAAAGGAGTTGATATGAACGAATACAAGGTATTCCCTCGAAATCAGGTTAGGGCCGTTTACAGCGGTCACACCTTGACATTGGTTGACGGCACTGTCATTGACGGGTTCCCTATGGGTATCCGTGGGAGCATCGAGGTCATAGTAGACGATTGCGATGCGGGAAAATTCGAGTACACCCCGATTACATTTGGATTTCCAGGTGAACCTGAACCTCAACCGTCATATTACCGTTATCGGATTAAGACGCATGTCCCAGAGGACAGTCCTAACCAGAAATCCTCGTTCGTGCATTACACAAACGACCCGAATGCCGACATTCTTATAAGGTGGGTGTCCTTCTCAAAAGGTATGCCTATGATGGATAGACTGTCTTAATTTTTCTAAATATAGCGTTTTTATATAATGTACATGTTTAAAAAATGTATTTTATTGATGTAAATAACAACCTTTTATGCAGAAGGATACTATGAAAGCTACTGAGCTATATGAAAAACTCATTGAAGACAAGGTCAAGGTAAAGGCTACCGTGGATATCATCCATGTGAACGATGGTGACTCACGTTTATTTGGTGGTCGTTTTAACGAAGATATCGCACATTTGTGCCCGTTCTACGACACACTTTGCACGTTTAACCACATCACGATGACATCAGCGATGTTCATCGACCTTTATTCCAAGCTTGCTATCACCAAGGAAACCGTCGTCATTCTTGACAATATCAAGAATCCTGCCGTTTTCGAAGTTGTCCAGAAGATGAAGTTCAGTAGTTTCCAGAACACTGTCGGTGACACCGTGCTGGACACCGCCTACAACAAGGGAGACAGCGAAAAGGTCAGTGCTGAAAAGGAAGCGAAGAACGATGCAATCCGCAAGTTGAACTTCCGTGTCATCTACATCCTTGACGAACTCGTTTGGGACGGCGTTGGCGGACGTGGTAAGAACCTGTTTGAAGTCCGTGTCGTTGAAGACCTTCTCCAGATGGCGGATACAATCATCGTTCCTACCGCTGAATTGAGGCACGCCCTCGTCGATATCGGCTTTGTTCCCGAATCTAGGAAGAATGACATCACCATCCTTCCGTTCACGGTTTCTCCGCAGATTTATCAGGTGTATGCCGTCAATCAGGCAAGGACTTACAGCACGACGCTTTCCAAGCCGAAAATCCTTGTTAAGGGCGCTGTCATCCCGCAGAACGTGGCCGAGTTCATCGTTGCCAAGCACAAGAAGTACAACTTCACGATTTGTTCTGGTTCTGAACTTCCCGAAGACTTGATGCTTCTCCTCGCTAACGGTGATGTGCGTCATATCATGCACTACACTGCACCGAGCGTGAACTTCAAGAACATCACCAACACGTATCTTGACGAGCGTGACGGTCGCTATGACTTTGTAATCCACTGCTCTAACGCATTGAACTACGACCTTGCTAGCGGCGATATCGACCCGATGCTGTCTATCGCATGCGGCTCCATCGCCTTTGCCTGTGTTCGCAAGGACTGGTTCACCCCCGAAACTCACATCTGCGAAAAGACTGGCACGGCATTCAACCCGCAGACGACCTACAACCAGATTGACAACATGATTAGCCATGCTTGCGTGACTGTCGAATGGAACAAGTTGTACAATGAGCAGCGTGGTGCCATCGAAGGCAAGATTTCGGACAAGGCGGTAGCGATGGCCAGACTGTTCGCTGTCCTCATTGGTAAGGACATGGTGAAGAAGCGTTTCTCTGCCGAAAGCAACGGTGCTGAAAATGGAACCACAGAACCCGCAGACAAATAATGCAGAGCCGTCTCGCTTCAATGTCATCAGGTATGACATGAAGTGGTACGAAAAAGGACATGACCCGCATGACTACAACGCCATGCGGGACTTGTCCATTTCTCAGCCGATTATCGTAGACAAGTACGAGGACCAGGAATTGCCTGACCCGATGACCGAAAAATTGGCAAAAATGGTCTCCGATAAACTCAATGAGAAGGAAAAAGAAAACGAAAAGATATCCATCGACCTGAAAAATGGACAACATTACGAAGGGCCGAGGTACGTCTACTCGTATTACGCAGGGGTATAACATGGCTGCACCAGAAAATTTGCTGAAACAGGCGGTTGCAATGAGGAAACAGTTGGGTAATTCTCCAACTGGCTCCATGATTTTTCAGGAACCTCCTAAACGGCGAATTATTAACGAAAAGCAGTCCGTTAAGATAACGAGGCCTGTGAAAAAGTCTTTCAAGATTGAGGAGCCCGAACAGGGCGAGGCTGCTCCACAGGAAACCGAGCAAAGATGGTTTGACCCGCATAAGACTTTCCCCGCAATGGATGCTCGTACACCGCATGTTACTGACGAGCAATACGACGCGATGTTCTATCATGAGAAAGGCGAAAACCCGCCGACAGATGTTCACCATATTTCTGGTGAAGAGCTTGCCCGTAAGTATTCTCAGGCTGCCGCCAACAGGGTTCCTCCCCCAGTCAATCAGGAACCACCGCAGGGGTTCGTTCCCCAGGCAGCCATTCCTCAACAGCCGCAGGATGCGGTTCCCGTTCAGACTCCAATAGTTGCTGTAAATGAGCCCCCACAGACAAACGAGGAAGATTTTCTTCCGCTGGACGAACTCCCGTCAAAGGGACTGTTCTACCGAACGCCGATGTTGGCACAGCCGTTGCGACTTATCGACATGCTGATGGTAGAAAACATGGACAACTCCAACAAAATGGATTCTATTACGGAAATCCTTGGACGGCGTACCCGCTGCGATGGGGGCCCGATGCAAATCCTGACTGGCGACGAAATTTACACGTTGCAGTATCTGCGTGCATCGACTTTCCCGAAAGACCCGTACACATGGACAAAGTTCACTTGCGAACATTGTGGAACCGTGGTTGACGACCCTGGTTACAAAATTGACTTTACTAACATGTTGTTCCGCCCGAATGTGGACCCGACGGAGTTGTTCGAACTTTACAGGGAATACGGCTATCACCCAATCGAAAACATCGGTGGGGTAAATGCAATCGAGGTGTATGTAAGACGGCGTTTCCACGATTACGTTTACAAGGACCAGATTGACACATGGAAGAGGCAGGGTTTCACACCGACCAAGCCGTACATCGCCCTTTTGAATTTGGCTCTTCTCGTGGACATCCCAGGATGCCAGACGACGCAGGCCAAGATAGATTTCATTGGCAACCTGAACAAGGATGACGCATCCAGGTTCTTGTCCGAAATGTCGAAATGCTCTTTCAGGACCAAGACGATGGTGGCACATACGTGCCCTAACTGCGGAGGTGTGACGGTGACCCCGTTCCCCTTTCGGTATTCTACATTCATTTCCTCGATACAGATTAGCCAGCCTAAAAAAGCGTAAGATATACGTGACTGCGGAAACATCGACGACAATGACGGAATGTGACCGCATGTTCTTCCCAGACTTCATCGAATTGAGTGACTATGTCATAGATAAGATGAAATCCCGCAAAAGGGTGAATAAAAGCAACGAAGTGACCTACGGTTGATGCCGTAGGCTTTCTTTTTAGGTTCTCCAAGGTATAAACTATTGATAGTTCATTACTGAGGAGTAATATGAATCCGTACAAAATTTTCGTGGAATCAATGCAGCAAGCTGGCATTGACCCAGACACTATTGATGCGGTGGCTGCTATCCACAACGCCATCTACGAGGCAGCCGAAAACGACTCGGATGACGATGACGATAATAAAGAGGAGTCGGACGAGAAGGAAGAAAAGGACGAAGGTGATGACGGCGTTGATGCTGGCGAAGAAGAGCTCAATGCACCCGAGGAAGAAGTTCCCGAGAATCTTGAACCTGAGGAAACCCCGTCCGAAGCCGCCAATGAACCGAATGCCGACGAAGGTGCAAAGGCTATAATGTACAACCTCTTGACGCTCATGAACGCCAAGCAGAACGCATACCAGCAATACCACTGGAACGCTGAAAGCAAGTCCCTGCACGAGAAGGCACAGGAATGCTACGAACTCTACCAGGAAACCAAGGACAAGGTGGCCGAAACATTGCAGGCTACTTATAACGAGAACATCGATTTCAAGGTATGGTCTGGAAAGATTCCTAACCTGACCGACAAGGGTGCGTTCCTCGCATCGGTCGATGAAGACCTCGATAAGATTTCTGAGTTCCGTTCTCAGCTTGAACATTTCGAGACATTCGGACTTAACGGTACGCTCGACGGTTTCATCGACGAGTTGACTGGAATTAAGTATCACCTCATCCGTTTCTTTGAAAACAAGGACGTTTAATTTACGGGTAACTATGACTGATAGTCTTGACAAAGCGGCATTGTTCTATGAGAACATCGACAAGCTTGGGTTGACCGAAGCCCAATCAGCCGTTGTGTCTGCATTGTTCGAGGAATGTTTCAAGCACCCAGAGGCTAACTTTATCTACTACAGTCCAGAGCACCCGCAGATGTTTTTCACGTTCAGGGGAATTGAGGACATCTATAACCGCACTCCGCATCTAGTCAACCGATACACATATTGGTTGCACCAGGAGTTGATGAACGGAAGGCTACAGAAGTTCGAGTCCAAGCAGGCGTTGAAGGAATTTATCTTGGCTAACCTTGATATGTACTACACGCCGCAGTTTGGCATCACCTCTGAACAAATCAATTCGACCAAGGATTTCAGCATTGGAATATCTCATACTCCCGACGGTGGAATGAAGGGCCGAATAAACGTTACTTCCAACAGAACGGGTAAGCCACTGTTCAACATCACATTGAAGACTGGTGACCAGGAAATCTATTCTAGGTTCCCAGAGAGGAAGATTGCATAATGCGTAGGAACCCTGAAATTTTCAACTTGCCGCCAGACCCGCTGCCAACAATGCTGATGACTCGTGATGATGTCACCGAGTACATCAAGGCTAGGCTGGGCTATCCGGCCACAGAAATCGAGATGGAAGTAGAGAACAGAAACGGTCTTGGCCATATCGCCATGGCCATTCAGGACTCGCTCGACTACTTCTACCGCTACATGCAGTCCGAAGCGACTTACAGCGACTACATGATTATCCATCTGAAGCAGGGAATTATCGAATACAAGGTTCCCGACAATGTGTATCAGTTGGTTGACCTGAACCCGAGCTACGGAAACACGTTTAGCCCGATGATGGCATGGGATGTGGGCCCTGGCGAATCCCTGATGGGTGTTGGCGGTGCTGGTCTTGGCGGACTGGGGCAGTTCGACCTTATCACGTATACGGGCGCACTGAGATATCTACAAGACGTTAAGAAGATTGTTGGTACTCAGTACAGCGTCAAGCTGCACCCCGTTGAACACCGCATGCGTGTCTATCCTACTCCGAAAACGGACAGGAATGCAATCGCTAGGGTTTACTTGAAGGCTAAGCAGGCAGAAGTGTTTGCCAACCCGCTGTTCAGGGACTTCGTGGTGTCTAGGGCTGGTATGCAGCTCGGCATCATTCTCATGAAGGACACGGTCACTCTTCCTGGTGGTGGTACTGTGAACGGACAGACAATCTATACCACTTGGAAAGAAATCAACGATAAGAAGCTCGAAGAAATCAAGAACGAGGCAGCAAGGCCGTTCATGATGACTGACTTATCTAACTAAAACTTGACGGTCGTGAGTTTTTTATCTAAATTAGGAGGACGACATGACAAGAAGACATAGAAATACGGAACCCGTTTCCGTTCAGGAAGATAGGCCAATCGTAAAGGAAGCCCCTGTCATTCCAGAACCTCCCAAGCAGGTGGTGACTGATGGCAAGGAGCAGCAGTCCACACCTTCCGTGAAAAAGAAACGTGTCAGGCACCGCCAGACGGTTAAGCTCCACAACAAGAAGCTTTCCGTTGCGGTCATTTGTGCCAATCCGTATCTGAGGCAGTTCTTGTAAAGGAAGGTTTTATGACAAGCGAGACAAAAGCAACCCTCGTGTCCAAGTTGAAGGAATTTTTCACATTCCTTTTTTGGACTGAGCCCACACAAGGTCAACTCATGATGAAGGAACTTAATGAGACCGCCGTTATGGTAAGGTTTCTTATGCCGTACATGGGTTGGAACACGGAAATCAGAACAACTCTCCACGGAAACATGGACGAGCTTATCGCTGATGCGTCCGATGTTGTTCCTTTCATGAGCGAGACGAAGGTTTTTATCTCAACTGCGAATACCTA